AGTCTCGCTTGGAACAGCATTAACAATATCAAGAATATAATCAGTATACGTTGATGTCACTATTGAACTAGAAAAAATGATTGACGCATCGGTAGCTGCATCTTGGGTACTGAGTAAGATGGCATGCCCAGCAGGAAACACAACCGAACTCCCCAGCGACACATTGTCCAGCGTCGCAACATTGCTTCCATCCTCCGAAAGCACCGCAGTCGCATCGGAGCGTTGGATGCCATCTGTGGATGCAATCAATTTTCTGGTTGCAGTCCAGGACGCGGCGCTCCCGCTCGTCTTTAGTATCTTCTCTGCATTTCCTGTTTGAGACGGAAGCGTTCCACTAATCGACTGCCAGGAACTGGAATCATCTCCATCCGCGCCAAGAAACGTCCCTGTTTCGCCGGTGGAGAGGATGTCTTCTCCCTCAATATCCGCACCATCAACAATCGCCTGTTTCTGTGCAGTTGAAGAGGTGAGAGTGCCTGCACTGACATCAAGGGTTTTTCCTGATCCAACCGTGACATCCGAGGTTGCGATTGTAGTTCCGTCTATTGCACCTGAATCAATATCAACTTTGCTGATGTTGACTTCTCCAGTGCCGTCTGGAGTGATGTCAATGTTTCCATTGGGATCAGTGGATTTGATCGTGTTATCACTGATTGCAATGTTATCAATCGTGAGATTCCCGGTTCCGTTGGGAGTTATTGCAACATCTCCATTTGCACCATCGTTGATCTCAATTTTGGAGGTGGTAGAGTTGCCCGTTTGGAGGATGAGGTTGTGATCTCCATCACTTTGGACGGTTGCATCTGCGGCACCTGTGCCGACAACGACTTTCCCGGTGCCATTAGGTGCAAGGGAGATGTTTTTGTTGGTTGCTCCTGCGGCGATTTTCGGCATGTTTTAGCTCAGAGTTAAGGTCATGGATCCACTGCCATCATCAGAAAACTGTCCGGTTGCAGTTCCAAGGGTGACAGTGACTTTCTGCCCGGTTGCTCCAGTGAGGTTAATATCACAGGTTCCGGAGGTTCCAGTGGTGATGAGATCAATTTTATTTCCGGTTCCAGTGACTTGGAGCTGGAGGGCTCCCGCGAAGGAGGTCGCCGTGGTGAGCAGGGTGCCAGTTTCATCTGGAAATGTGAGGGTGTTGGTGCCTGCACTGGTTCCTAGATACTGGAGGGTGACGTAGTACGCATTGTTTCCAACTGATCCTCCGGTTCCGTACTTGTAAAGTGCAACGTTGGAACAGAGGAGTTTTGCAATCGTGTTTGGCGATGTGGTGGTATCGGCAATATGGCTGAAAGTGTTACTCGTGGAAGAGTAATTGAGTGCCGCGTTGCTGCTGGCAATATCTCCACCAATGTTTCCAGCGCCGACTTTTACCGCACTGCCATCTGTGATCTGAACTGCGGTGCCTGTGGCATTCCTCCAATAGATGTCTCCGCCAGAGTGGTACAACGCGCGGGTGTCATCGGTTGAAGTTGCAGCAGCCGAGGAGTCGAAGGCAATAGTTCGCAGCTCGGTGGCATCATTCTGGTTGAACTCCAGGTCTGCATTGATATTGAGTCCTGACGGTGTGATCTGCACGCCCTTTCCAGACGTGTGGTCATGGGTGTCAATGAGTCCAAGCGAGGTGTTGAGTTCGCTGCTCCAGGTTGGTCCGACGGTGACTCCAACCGCAGGCTGGATCAGGCTCATGTTCGTTGTGGTCGTACTCATGTCGGTTCTTCAGAAGAAAAAGATGTTTGCCGTTGCCGAGGTGGATGCTTTTAGAATAATCACACTGTTTTTATTCGTGTTTGCCGTTGCAGATTCATAAATCACTGCATTTGTTTTGAGTCCAACAACCAGCCAACCTTCGTAGGCACGTCCAAGTTTGTGTTCAATCTCTGTATCTGCTGTCCCAATGCTTAAATCTGAGCGTAAAACTCCATCTGCAAATGGCAATTCAAGCAGAGGTGCAAATGTTTTCTGGATGTGACTTTGAACCCTTGTGACCTCCTGGTCCTTACTCCAGAGTTGCGTGAAATTAACACGAGACATCAATCAGTACATAAAATATTGTTCATATGATGCAACATTCGTCCCTCTTGGAGGTTCTCCAGAATCCCGGAGTTCTGCAATTCCTTCGAGCCGATCCCGCAGTTGTGCCTTCAAAATCAGGTATGGAGAAACATCCGATTCCTCCTTCACAAGAATCTTGATGCTCGAATCCAGTTCGAGATACTCCTGCCAGCCGGAGTTGAAGAAATTAAACATCGACTCCAGGGATCCATAGATCGTGGGATCACTGAGTCCAGAAGAGTCGAGATCTGTAACAATGGTGGTCGCCGTCACACTGCTGATCGTCTGCTCCACATTGTACGCATCAGCACTGAAAGTGATTGCATTGACCTTGTCATCCGCAACAAAAGTATGCGTCGATGGCACCGTCCAGGTGGTGGTCGATCCTCGTGTGATTCCAGTCGGAGTCACCGATTGTAGTGTCTGCGGTTTTGGCGTGTACCACAGGGTTGCCGTGTTTGAAGATGGCACCGGAGCAAAGTAGATCTTATCTCCCTGGATCCGGTACCTGACATCCCTTGCATAACGAACCAGAGAATCTCGTGTTCGATCTGCAAACACATAACGCTGGAGAGGCGTGGATTGATCAGTGTTAATGACAAGATCCACACCTCGCGCTTTGTAAAAATCCGCAGGAAGCGAATAACTTGCAGTGCCGCTGGTTACAGAGATGGACGAACTGGAGAGGAAATAATCATCCTCATATTTTGACACAAGCAGGTCATAGAGTTCTGACCATGAGTTGTTCAAGTACCCGTTCAACTCTGAGTCTGTAATGAACTGAGAGTTCACCTGATCTGCTCGTTGCCGAGTTCGATCACGCAACTCGTTCAATGCGACGTAGGCAGTCATTATTCGTAATCCTGGTAAGACATCATTATTCCATGAATCGCAGCAACAACATCGTGATCTGATCCGCTGTCGAGCGCAGATCGTAGTTCACCTGCCATTCCTAGCTGTTCATCAGAATAGTCGTCAGTTTCTTCGCTTTCAAACAGTTCCTCCTCCTCATGCTCCTCCTCACGGCGGCTCCGTCTGGAACCACCGTTTTTGGAGGGCATGCCAAGGATAACCATTGCAGCATCCTTCGCGCCTTTCATTAGGCTGTAGCGAAGTAGGCGTTATAGCCAGGAGCGCGGCAACCAAGCTGGTAATATCCGCCCATTCTGACCTCGACACCATCGAATCCGTTCTGCCGGAGCATGCTGTTTCCATCATGCTTGAGGATCTGAACTGCATCTCCAATCGAATACAATGCAAACGTATCCAACTGAATCAGGTATCCAGTTCCTGTCGGAACGTCTTTATCCGGAACAACATCAATCACTCCATGCGGACCATAAACCTGCAATGATCTGAAGCCGAAGTTCTGCGCCGGACCCGGTTGACGTGCGCCGGAAACCTGTGCATCCAAACTCACTTCCAAGGTTGCCCAATCAGTGTAGTTGAGGAAACACACACCAGGTTCACCGCCTTCGCGTCCAACGACATTTGCAGCATTGATCACCGTCTGTTTAATCGACGTGTCAAATGCAACACGTTGACCTCCGAGGCGAGTCGTATCCTTGGACCTATCTTGTCCAAAGAATGCCGTTGACGAGGGTGCAGACGCAGGGATCCAATCCTGGAGTCCTGCCATGCACAAATAGGTTCCCGGAGTCGCCAAGTCACCGACAGGAATGATCACATCATTCTGTGCAATCGAGGTGATCGTCGAGAGGTTTGCAGACACCGTGATCTGGTCGGCTGCCGCTCCACGATTGACTGCTGTGACTTCCAGGGTTGCACCAGATGCTCGGAGTGCGCCGGTGCTGGTGGATGCAGCAAAAACGACCTTCATCCCAACTTCAAAGTTGAGAGAATCCAGATCATTTGTGAGATCCAGGCCCGTTTGTCCCATCTCGCTTGCGTCGTTGTTCAAGACACCAATCGCACCATTCTGCTGCCGAAACAACTGTCTGGACAACGTATCTCCCAGGGTTTTTAAGCCGAGGTCGGTCTCCGTTGTCAGTGCTTCCAGGAACGAATACTCGTTGCCCTTGGAGGCTTCAATCGCTTCGCCGGAGACGGTGACAACTGCGTAGTTCTTGACGCGAGTCAAGAGGAACTCTCCCAGCGAGCTGGAAGTCGCGTTGCTCTGTGCGTCTGCAAAGGTTGCAGATCGACCTTGCGGTCGTGCGTAAATAATAGGTAACGGCATGTTTTTGCCGCGAAACCTGGTGTTTTTTGGAACCATCGTTAGAAACGGATGATTGTGGTATGCCACATCCATCGGTTTTTTATCAATGTAGTACTGCTTGAGCGCATCATTCCATGCGGTCATAGTAGTAGCTGGAGATGCTTCTGCCATGAGATATTTCTAAGAAATCAGATTGTAAAATTACAGTCGCGCATTTCGATTGAAGGCACCCATCGCCCGCTCAAGAATCTCATCTTGAGTGAGAGGCGCATCAGGCTTCTTCGTCGAAGAAGTGCGAGACGATTTTTGTGATAGTGTCCGATTTCTCGATCTCTGGACAGGCCGTGAGGTGGGCTTTTCTTCGGCTACGGCAGGAGCCTTTCTGTGTGAAAACTTTGGATGCTGTAGGAGTTTCTCTGCTTCCTGAGAGTAGTAATTCTCTACTAGACCAAGGAGTTGCTCGTCTCCCAAGAGCTTGCCAGTATTCTGTGCATATTGAGATGCAGTTTCAAGTGCAATTTCCTGAGCTTCGTCCCACATTGAGTTTGTGAGGCTAAATTCTTCGTTGGAATCTGCGAGAGTTTTCAGTCTTGAGACATAGTCAGAGACCTTCTGTCCTGCTTCCAGAGACGCTTTCTCATTCTCAAGTCTCTCGACTCTCTGCGCGAGATCCGACTGCTGCTGGCCTTGAGGCTCCCGACCGAGTACCTGATCGGTGGCAGATTCATACGATCCACCGAGTTTTTCCAATGCCGAGAGGTGATCTCCTCTTTTGACAGAGGCTTCAATTTCTTCGTATTTCTTGAGTCCCTGCTCCCGCTGTTTGACTTCTTGCTGCCGACGGTAGATTTCCCGCTCCCGCTTTGCAACTGAAACAAAGTTCCTGGAAAGACTTTTTGGTGTTTCATCTGGAACCTCGGCAACTTCTTCAGTTTCTGCGTCTGCTTCTACGGTTTCTTCTTCTTGAGGTGTCTCCTCCGGAGTCTCTACCTCCTCCTCCGAGCCTCCGTGGTCTGCCATGAACTGCTGGATCTGACGCTGAGATTCTTCTTCCAGACGCTGATCTTTTATTTCCTCGTGGTTAATTTCCTCTTGTTCCTGTTCCTCGGCGATTGCTTCCTCTGCCATGAGAACCTTTCATGCTTTTCATTGTGAAAAATTCCCTGCTCGTCCATTAGCTTGGCAGCACCTCCACCAGAGGTGCAGTTTCCATTTCAGGTGGTAATTCCATTGGACCCGGAGTTGCCGGTGCCATTTCCTCCAACACGTCGCTCATCTCTCCTGCCTGTGGCATCTCTCCTCCTGCCGGGAGTTCTCCCATCGGCATCTCCGGTGCTGGCGGCGCTGCTTCATCAAGCATTGCTTGTGCAGTCGTCAAGAAAGTGAGCATCATGTCCAGCTTCTCCTGCTCAACTCCCTGCTGGAGTGCTTCGAGATAGGCAAGTTGCATCCGTGACTTTGCGAGTGTCAGATTCATCAGTGGATCCGGCGCGACATATTCGTTGTCATCCAAGATTTTACTGATGCGCCATTCAACATCATTCTCCGCAGTTTCCATCCAATGTGTGACTGAACTCAAATCCGGATAATCCAGGAGTTTTGTAATCTGTTCGCGTTCAGAGATCACTCCCATGTTGATGAGTTCTTGCACCGTTTGAATCCTACCGGCAGGAGTGGATGGCAGCAGCGAAACCGGGAATGCCGTTAACTGGTAGTCTTCTTGTGCCAGCCGGACATCCTCGAATGCGCTCATTTCAAAACCCTTTTTCCGCATTGTCCGCACCGTGAAGGAGTTCCCTTCTTCCACAATTTCCTCTCCCAAGTCCATGAACCAACTAGCACATTGCATAAATGCCGACTCATAGCGCTGCGCCGTGAGCATGTGTCGCTCTGTCTCAATGTCTGTGTAGATCCTCAGTGCAACTCCAGAGTCGAGTCCTGATGGCTTCTTTCCGGTTGCACTCAGTTCGGAGATTCCACTGATTTCATACGCACGTTGCAGGAGTCGATCAAGATGGTTGTAGACCTCGCCGGACATTGCTTGAGGCACATATGAAACCGGCGGTTGTGCGCCTGCATACATCAGAATGGTGCCTGGTACATTCCGGAGATGGTTTGGACTGACCTTTGATCCGATTGGAACAAAGAAGTATGGACTCGACATGAGCGCCATCGACTGCTGGATTCTGATCAGCAGAGAGTTGATCTCACGCTGGACTGGTTCGAGCTGTTCGACCAGGCTCGTGCCTGAGAATCCAAGCACCGCATCAGACCATCTCAGAAACACAAATGGAAATCTATCATAATTCCAATGTTCGTCCAACAAAGTCACTCCATCAATACAGATCACATGCCTGCCATCGTCTGTGTCTTCTCCTGTTGGAAGATGCCACGCTTCAAACGCCGTTGCCATCTGCTCTTCATCGGCAGTATCAGAGTATGACTTCTCAACAAGTGCAGTTTCAATATCCGCAGCACGTTCAGGAAACTGGTGGATCAGGGATGCTTTGTGTGTCTCAAGGATTTGAAAGAGATTCCTTGGTGCTGCATAGAGTGCTTCTCCTAGATCCCAGAAAATATGGTTTGAAAACACACGCTCGGCAGAGATTCGGTCTCCTGAGCGGAATAGTTTGA